TGAATTTATTCGTTATGTCTGCTTGACTTATGGCAAGGAATATATCCGCAGTTTTAGAAATTCATAAATTTCAATAAAGCTCATGGCAACTTTTCATTAGGTAATTCCACAAGCGGGTTTTCACCGAAACCCGTAAAAACTTACAAAACAATCTACTCAAATGAGGACAGTATGAGTACTGAAATGAAGTACATCCATCCCCACTCGGAGAGCCGGATTATTGATAACGCCGTCCTGACTGTGTCTGCGTCCGGGTTGTCCAATAAATTCATCGCGCTCGAAGCCGAGAAGGGTATGCCTAACGAAGCTACTTACATTAGTTCTCCTTCGGAGTACACGTTTACCTTTGGCGAACCTAACTACAATAAGTTTGGCCAGAGCGGCTTAAACGCTATCCAGTGGCTTCGTGCCGGTGGTGGCCTTTGGGTAATCCGTGTAGTCCCGGATGATGAAACTTTTGCCGGTCTTAGCATTGGTATTGGCTATCGCGCCAATAGTAAGTATTCTAATGACGAACCGGAATTTAAGCGTCTTGAACGCACCGAAGACCAGATTAAGGTCTGGAATGCATATACCCCGGATAGCGGTACTACCGTTATGGTTAAGGGTAAATCTTCTGGCAACTCCGTTCTTCTTCCGAAGTTCTATGCTTGCCGCAAGAATGATAATGACGAATACGAACCTGAAGTCTCCCTTGGTCTCATGACCGAAGACGAGATCGCTCTTCTCAACGTTGGTATTACTGATACAGATGAGCAGTATATCCCGATGGCTCTCCGTCGTGTGCTTCTCGTTCCGAACTTCATTAAACCTGAAAATAGCTATGACCAGCTCAAGCTCAAGTTTGAAGCTACTGTTCATGGTACAGCTCATGATAAGGACGACCCGACGACCGACTACTATGTCCTTAAGAGCGAAGATGACGGTCGTTATGTCGAAAGTTCTGCAGCTGCAGTAGAGATTACTGTTGAAGAAGACGGTGCCAACGTTAAGAAGCAAGCTGTTAAGATGGGCGAAACCTCCGGTGTTGCTACTATTACGGTTGTTGCCCGTTTTGCGGCTATGGGCGCAAATAGCGTTCCGGAACTTCTTGCGGCATATGTCAGCGCTGCGGGCGATAACCAGACCCGTGTTGCTTCCGTTGGAACTAAGGAAAGCCATGAAGAAAAGGATAATAACTTCTGGACGACAAAATATCTTTCCAGAATGGAAGAGATCCGTAATCCGATTGGATCTACTGATTCCGACAACTGGTATACCGCAGACCTCATCAATCTTCTTAAGAACGATGTGCAGTATGTAGGCACCAGCTGCGTGAAGGCTATTATTAGTAGCCCGTCCGTGTCTGTCTGGAGTAATTCTTTCGAAGTCTATCATTTCGATCCGATTTCTTATGGTAGCAATGAAGGTTCTGTCCGTCCTATTTCTGAAAAGGAAATGCGGACTATCAGTGTCAATGATAAGACGAGCCAGCCAGCATTGTCGGTCCAAGAATATTCTGATTGGATCTTCGTGAATAATCTCGATTCTAGTCTGTACGCGATTGGAACACAATTCACGGATAATGACAGTCCGGCACTTGCTACTCTTCAGGGTAATATTCTTATTACTAGCGAAGGCGAATCTCTCATTGCCAGTGGTAATACCGATCTTGGCGGTTTAACTGCCACTAACCCAGAAGTTCTGGTTTCTTCTCCGAGCACCGGTTATTATTCTCTTCAGAAGCTGTACTACGTAAACGACAGTAATGGCAAGGAACTGTATTCTAAGACTACGACTTTGCCGGAAGCCGCTTACTACAACTTTAACAACCGTTCTAAAGGCCGTCTTGCTAAGGTCGTCACGGATTCTTCGAACGTTCCTGGAGCCAGCCAGTACATCTACGGAACTAGCGCAAAGACTACTAAGACTGTCGTAGAATACACTATGACATCTAAAGTTAGTACGCTTAACGATGTCAAGGTTGAAGGCTTTAATGACGGCGAAACGTCTGAAAGCTTTATCGCTACGGCTCTTCTCGGATTGCTCAAGGAAGTTGGCGGTACAGGATTTATGTCCTTTGCTGCTAACGACAATGGCGAAACGATTGTTTCCTTTAGCGGTATTTATCCGTTGGTCAATGCATATTCCGAAGGCACCACCCCGGCTCTTAATCCTAAGACCGGCTATCTCTCTGCTGCGGAATATAATAGCTTGGTCGATAGTGGTAACAGTCTCGCAAACCTGTTCATCGAAGAATCTGAACTGGTAACGGGTGGCCATTCCGGCAAGTTTGTCTTCAATCCTGAAAATCTTTCTAGCTTGCCTTCCGATTTTTCTGGTCGTTTTAAGGCTTTAACCGCTAATGGCGGTCTTTATATCCATAGTGGAGATAGCTACTCGCTGAGTAAGTCTTCTATCGATGGATGGAGTGTCCGCTTGAAGGTTAATAGCTTCCTTAGAGATATGATGCTTGCTGCTGGCAGCATCGAAGGCGACGGAGGCGGAGATGACGCTGGAAGCGAACCGGTTGAAATCCATTTTGCACCGTCTTACAAGGGCGCGTTCATTGATGGTGACAGCTACTGGGGCATCCGTATGGTGTTCGATGCTACTGCCTTGGATACCACTTTGTTCTCTGCTATGGCTACCGCAGCGGACGCCGACCATGCGGTGACGCTTACTGGTAAGAGCACCGGCGAATACGCTTTCTATGATGAAAAGATCGTTTACACTTGGTACTCGGTCGGCGGCGACCAGGGTAATTTCGAACCTAATTCGGATTATGCCGCTACCGGCTATAACGCTATCGGTTTTGTAGCTACGCCATACTCTGTTTTTGATTATCAGGGTTCTGAATATCAGGCAGATGACCTTGAAGTTATCGAACAGCGTGCAGACTCTACTAAGGGTCGCGTGGTTGGTTCTACTTTGGATAACATCCAAACGCAGAGCGTCGCAGACCTTCGTGTTCCGGCTAATTGCTACGCTGAATTCCTTCGCTTCTTGCCGAAGGGTTCCGGTAAGTGGTATAACCGTCTTTCGGTCAATCTGGCCTATGATGATTCGATGGATAGAACTTACACCGAATGGAGTATGTTCCGTCTTACGGTTTCTGAAAAGCTCGACGGTGGCGAAGTATCTCGCGAATCCTTCAATGTGTCCTTGGATCCGGATGCTGTTTCTGCAGCTAAGGAAAGCCTCTTTATCGCTGACGTTGTAAACCGTTATTCTAAGTACCTTACTTGCGTGATGAATTATGACAACCTGTCTAACTTCATTGACGCTAAGCTTGGCGTACGCAATACTGACGGCACAACGCTTGAAGACGAAGATGGCAACGAAGTGACCATTCCGGTCGATGCTGTCGTGAAGTATATCTACAACCAGATCGATCTTGACGAGTTTAAGACCCGTATCTTTGGCGAAGATTACGAAACTAGCGGCATTCTTGACAATGCAGATTCGTCTGATGTTGAACGAATTAACGCCCTCATGAGCGCTATCGGATATGACAGCGAATTGTGCCATTTGGACACTACTCTCTTCGCAGATGACGGTGAAACTCCGGTGTATCTCGAACCGTTCGTGTCTCTCTATCTCTTCCAGACGTTGACGAGCACCAATTCTCTCTACCTGAATGGTGGCTCTCACGGTCGTGGCTGGGGCTATGAACACGAAAACGACGATGGCGAACTTGTTACCAACTCGACTTTGGAACAGGCTCTTGTCAAGGCCTACAACGGTACTACCGATTCCATTATTACGAACATCAACCTTTGCGTGTTCGATATGGTGATGGACTGTAACTATCCGGTGATGGTCAAGACCGCCATGAACGAATTGAGCTCCGTGATCCGTCAGGACTGCGTGACCATTCTTGACCAGGGTATTTCGACTGCCAATGCCCAGCAGGCTATCGATATGCGTAAGAACAGTATGAACTACGATACGTTCTATACGTCTATCTTTACGCAGCATCTTGAAATTACGGATGAATGGAGCGGCAAGCCGGTTAAGGTTACTCCGACCTTCTTCTTGGCAAGCAAGATTCCTCTGAACGATACGGCCTACAGCCCGGCGGTTAACTTCGTCGGCCCGAACCGTGGCGTTATCTCCGGATTCAATAATGTTAGCTGGATTCCGACTGAACCTGAAAAGGATCAGCTCTATCGCAACCAGATCAACTACATCGAACGCGATAACATCGCTACGTTGTTCGCGACCGAGTTGACGACCCAGACTAAGAACACCCCCTTGACCCTCATCCATGCGGTTCGCACTCTGTTGCGTCTCCGTCGTAGCATGGTGGCCGTCAGCCGTTCTTACCGCAGCGAATTCGCTACCTCTGACGTTTATGGTCTCCTCCAGACCGAACTGAACGAGATTGCGTCTAGCTACGTATTGGCAGGTGGCTACGAGTACATCACTCCGGTGATCAATACTTCTGACTACGACCGCCAGCAGCGTATTTGCCGTGTTGACGTGGACGTCGCGTTCACCGATATCATCGAACGCTTTGCGTTCAACTTTATCGTGAACCGTGTGTAACCTTCCCTGAAAGACGGGGCGGATCTCGCCCCTCTTTCTAATTTTTTCTTTAAACAAGGACTAAGAATATGGCCTATAAAGGATCAAACTACGGGTTACGTCGAGCCACGAACGCTATTTCTCTCCACAACGATAGCGCTGGACAGGCAAAGACCGATACCTTCTACACTGGTGGATTTAATACTAAGACCCTTCCTCTTGACCCACTGATCACTGGTTATGCTTTCATCAAGTGGATTCGTCTTCCGTCTTGGTTCACTAAGACCTTCGATTACTTCCCGGCTATTACCGAAAAGAACCTTAAGAGCTTCCAGGGTAACGACGACATCGAAATCTCTCCTGTCGGCGTTCAGATCGGCTTTACTGGTAACGAAAGCCAGTTTAGCGGTGCCATCGGTTCTAAGGGTTCTGGCTTCACCATGAGCCACAACGAATACGCCGGTTCTCCGATCATCGAAGCCTATAACTACTGGGTAAGCTCTATCCGTGACCCGCACTCCGGTATTGCTACTTATCCGTCGGAACATGGCGTCGATTATTGCGCCCGTAACCATACTGGCGAATTGCTTTATGTCCAACTTAAACCGTCTGCCGGTAAGATTGGCGAAGCTGCTCGTCAGATCGCTTACGATATCGAAGATGCAACGTACTACACGAACGTCCAACCTCTGAAGATTCAGCGCTCTCACCTGAACTACCAGCAGGGTTCTCAGGAAGGCGTGACTGTCGAAGAGAGCTTTACAGCTGACCGCTGGTTCGGAGCTGGAGTTCTCGAATATGCCGCGGCTACATTGAGCTCCTTTGCTTCTATCGCTTGCCTTCAGACTGAAAACGTCGGCAACTTCGG